CTCCGGGCGCTCCCTGAGCAACTGATCTCCCCAAACGCCTTTGAGGTTGTCCTTCATGAACACCGGCACGCCCGCGGTCTTCGCATCGGCCACGATCGACTCTACCCACTCCCTCTTCGGCTGGTGGGCCTTGCTGCCAGGGCCCGTCATGGCACCGATGATGCACCAGCCCACCTTCTTGACGGCCTGAGCACCGACGCCCTCGAAGGGCTGGAGCAGCGGCTCCATGCTGACGAAGGTGTTGTGGTAGTCGCTCCACCAGAAAGAATCATCCGGGCCGGTGATCGTCGAACCGTACCAGAAGTTCGGCTCCTCCGGCAAAATGCCCTTCCGGGCCAGCTCCATATACCGGCTCGGATTCTTCGTCAGGAACAGGTAGACGTGCTGCGGGGCCTCTTTGCAAGCCTCCAGCACTTCGGCGATCCACTCGTCCGGCACCCAGTCGCCGAACAGATCGGCCATGCTGCACACGAACACCACAGACGGAATCAGCCGCTTCCGCGGGTAGTCCATCATGTAGCGGTGGAACGTGGGCAGGAAGCCCATCGGGTAGGGCGTGCTCCGAATGTACTTGCCGGACTCGTCCAGCAGCTTCACCGGTTTCTCGGACACGAAACATCCTGCTGCGCCCTTCGCCTCGCTCAACTGCTCGTCGGGCCACTCGCACGGGTGCGGCGCAAAACGGTCGATGAACCGGCGGGCATAACAATAGCTGCATCCGTTCCGGCAGCCCGTCACCGGGTTCCAGGTGTGAGTACACCACTCGATCTTACTCTTGTGCAGATTCATGGTTAGTTTCCTTTCCTGCCGCTTCCGCGCTGTCTTCCGAGTCCCGGAAGATGTCAGCCGCGGGCTGAACGGCAAACTTCTCTTTTGCGGGGGTCTTGGCGGCTTCCGCCTCGGCTGCCATGTCGAAGAGGCTGTACTGCTTCTCCATAAACTGCCGGTATTCCTCTTCCTCCCGCATCTTCTTCAAGCAGCAGGGCCCGTACCCATCCCGCAAGCCCTGTTCGCTTGTCAGGATGCCGCCGCACCTCTTGCAGCGGCGGGCCGGTACATTGAAAATGACGCCATCGCTCATTTCTTTTCCTCCGTACCCTCCAGATCAGGGGCCTTACATAACCCGCATTTGTCAGGGTCGTTCTTGCAACTGTTGTAGCAGCCCCGCCGACGAAACCCGCAGTCGGAACAGCAGACGCTCTTCCGACGCCGATCGCAGTAAAAGATCGTGCAGACTCGGGGCTTATTCTCACTCGGCATTTTGGCCTCCGTTCTCCGGCACGATCTTCCTCAGCGTGAGTGTGACCTCGCTGCCGTCGCCGGTCACCCACTTGTACTCCATGCTGTCCACACCGTCGATTTCCCGGATTGCCAGGAAATAGTCGCGGACAGCCTCGACCGCCTCAGTTGTAACGCGATCCCTGTCTTTCCATTCGCCCTTGCTGTTGGTGATGCCGGCATAAATGCCGCCAATCCCAGCACTCACATGAAACCCAGGCATTTTGACGTCCTCCTCCGCCCAGCTCGACGCCTCCAGGCAGTCGATTACAAACCAGACCAGCAAGCCGCAGATTACAGCAGCAGCCACCGGCACAACAATTTTGAAAAAGATGGTCTCGATCATGTTCCTGCCTCCTCGTACTCGCCGGAGAGAACCAGGGCCATAGCCTCGCAGATGATCGTCACCTTGACGCGCTCCAGATTGTCCCAGGACAGGTCTTTCGGCCTGTCCTTCCGCTGTCCCGCGGTCTTCTGCGTCATCATCTGGCGGAGCTCCATGCAGGCTTCCTTCAATGCCGGATAGTCGGCCTTGAGCCCGCCCATCTGCATGAAGGCCCACATGGCGTCCAGCATGTCGTTTTCCCAGGGACTAGGTTTTACCATTGCTCCCAGCCTCCTGCTTCTTGTCGTACTCCCGGAGAACTTCGAGATCGTATCCGCTCGTCACGAACCGCAGGCAGAGGTCGTGCTGGATGCCGTTGCCCAGGTAGGTATAGATCATGTCGTCCCGCGTGAACTTCGTGTCCAACAGTTTGTTGATGCCGTCCAGGTGTTCATCCTGGAGCTTGCGAGAGCACCCCTTGAACGCGTTCCGGGAGCAGTCCTCCAGGACGGCCGCCTTGAAGTCCCGCTCGTCGCGCACCTGATTCAGCATAATGTACATGTTGGCCTTCGGGATCAGAATGAGTTCGTTGTACATATTGACGAATGCTGCCGGGAAAGCTGCCCGGATTTTCCGGGCCCAGGGAGCGGCGAGCGCGTCGAACCTGTCGTCCAGCACATCCTCTTTGGCCTCCGTACTGCCGATCGTCGGGGCCTGCAAGACCATTGCCATGATCTTGGAAACGATGATACCGGGCGGCTGTTTGAGCATCGAGCTCACCTCGGCCGCAATTTGCTCGTAGAGGGCCACAGCGTCGATTGGTCTTTCCTTAGCCATCGTCCTGTGCCTCCTTTCCAACCTTCCATCCGATGAGGTCGCAGATGCAGACCTTGTCCCTTTTGCACCAGTGGAGAACAAACCTCTCAGGAAGAGACGTCCTGTGAAACACGCTTGTAATGCCGTCCCCTCCAAGATTCTCCGTTATGTCTTTGATAGCCCAGCTCACAGACCGCGCCACATCCACCTTTTCCTCGAAGACGGCTCCGCAGTTGCGGCACCTGAAAAGGCCGGTCATTTCTTCATCCATTCGGCTGTACCTCCTCGATCTCCCATTGGGGCGGCGGATTGCGCAAGGCGCAACGCCCGGATTTATTAAATGCACATCCACCGCAATTTTGGTCTTTGGACTCGCAGTAGGCTTTCAGCTTGGCCGCAATAGCAGCAGGGCTTGTAAAGATCGCATCCCGGAGATCGTCGTCTGTTCCGATCTTGCTCAGAATCTCGCACGCCCTGTCCTGCTCCTCCTGGTTCGCACAGACGATCACAACGCTGTGGTCGCTCTCGTATGCCTGCCACTTGCCGTCCTCATTGCAGATCAGCACAAGTTCTTTACTCATTCGTCGCGTCCTCCATGATGAACCCGCATACGGGGCAGTAGTTCCATACCCACTTGTCGAAGTCGCTCTCAGGAATCATGCCACCGCAGTTGCTACACCGAATGGCAGGCTCCTTGTGGCTGTCGTCCGGCCCGTCCACAATGATAAAGGCCAGGTTCTCCGGCTTTTCCCACTTCGCGTGCCCGCGCAGGCTTTCGGGGTCAATGGTGGGCGCATCCTGAATCATCTGCGCAATAGCGTCGGCCATTCCGCTGTGCCTTCCGAGTGCGCTCCCATTCGTCAGCCCCATGCGGGACACGTCCTCGTACAGTGTGTTTGCGTCGATCGGTCGCTTATCCGTCATAGGGCACATCCTCCATCCTGAATCCACACATCGGGCAAAACGGCGTTTTGAGGCCGCACGGGTTCGCCTCGCCACATTCCGGGTTCGCACAGCGCGTTGCAGGCACAGACCACGAGCCGCTTTCCCCGGCACAGACCTCATAGGAGCCGGGAATTTCCTCCCAGTGTGCCACAGGCCGCAGCGTTTTCGGGTCAATGGTGGGCAGATTGCCCAGATCGGACAGCTCGTCGCTGATGCTCTCGCAATACAGGATGTCCGCAGTCTTCCCCTTGGCCTCTTCTTCGGCCAGGTCTTTTTTCAGATCAGCCTCCAGCTCGCCGACATCAGCCAACCGGATTATTTTATTTTCCTCAGCCATCTTCATCCACCTTTCTGCTCCCAATAAAGTCCGAAACGCCATAGCTACCATCTGCGCAGCAGTGCATTTCATACATGGTGAGCGTGTCGTTCTCTTTCCACATCGGAGGCATCCCGCTTGCTCGCAAAACCTCATTCAGCGTGGACTGCTCCGCGACCTTTTTGCTGACCGTGCCGCAGTTGACGAAGACCTGCCCGCACAGGCGGCACTTGTAAAGCATCTTGTAGGATTTAGCCATCCTCTTTGCCTCCGTTCCTGTCCATTTTCAGGGCCTCCCGAACATAGTGCAGATCATACTTAGGCATGGCCTCGCCTCCTCTCCTCGATGTGTGTCTGCATCAGCTCATAGGCTCGCTCCGGGTCTTCCAACACGCTGTCTCGGCAGGCCCTCGCGGTCGCCCGCAATGTGAAGAGTTTGCAGTCGGTGGAGCATCCGGGTACACCGTGCGTCATTTTGTCGCAAAGTGCCCGCCGCTGCTCCAGCAGCTCAGTGAGCTTCTTGTTACGCTTTTTCATGATCTCCACCCCAATGTCCATTCTTACGATCTTCTCGCCGGTATTCGCTCTCTTCGATCTCGTTCAGGGTCTTGTACCCGTTGCGGCTCCAGACCTGGTAAATGCCGTTGACATAGCCCCAGTTGAGCTTGCCTTGCTCACGGGCTATGTCGAAGGCATGAGCCAAAATCTGCTTTTTTTCCTGTGGGAAGCTCATTGTCCAACTGCCATCCTCGTGCTTTTCCTGTACTCGGATGCGGTGGAACACTTGGCGGACGTCGTTCTGGTTCGGCTGCTGCCGTGGGAAGAACTCTTCCCAGAGCGTGAGCGCGATCTGCTGGAGCTCTTGTCCCAGGGCCTCGGTATAGCCGAAGTAGGTTGTGATGTCGTCCTTGACATCCCAGAGGAACGAGTCGGGGGCCTCCAGGCTCTCTTCCTCCGGCTGCTCGGCGGGCTCCTCCAGGGCCGCAACCGACAACATTTTGTAGACGCTTGGCTTTCCTTTGGCTCCCGCGATGAACTCCAGCAGTCCGTCATCCACCAGCTCTTGACGGGCAGACAGCACCGTGTGAGTTGAACCGACGTTCAGCAAACTTTTCAATCTGCCGTTGTCCAGTTGGAAGGTTTCGGGCCAGTGCAGGCGGTTCGCCGTGTCCATGAGCTTGTACCATAGGAGCTGCGCATTGTTGGAGAGCGGGTTCCGGCGCATTCGTTCTGCGAACGCATTCAATTCCGGCATATAATTCACGGCGAGCCCGCCCTCCTTTCGTCAAGCGCGTTTCTGCCGTTCATTCCATCGTAACCGTACTTCCGTTTTCTCCGCCAGTGACGATGATGTTCTGCGAGAACCGCGCCTTCATGGTCGGGTCGTGCGAGATCGCCAAAATGCGCATACCGGGGTTTCGGGTCGCCATGTTGGACAGGGCGTCCGCGTAGGCGTCCGTGCCGTCTGCATCCAGGAACGGCGGCTCGTCGATGAACAGCATACCGAGCTGAACACCGGCGCGGCGGGCCTTCACGTCCGCAAGGCCCAGTGTGACGGCCAGGGCGATCTTGACCTTCTCGCCTCCGCTGTGGCTCTGGTACGGGCGGGTGCCGCCGGTGATCGTGTTAATCCAGACCTCCAGGCTGTTCACGATCTGCTTCGTGGACTTCTGCTCGCGCTCGGTACGGAAGTCCACCGCCATCCTGCCGCCGGTCATGGATGCCAGGATGTCGTTACTCTGCCGCATGATCTCCGGCACGACGCCGCGAATAATCATGTACTGGATGCCGTCGATGCCGAACGCCTGAACCAGCGTGGTGTAGTCGTTCAGCTTCTCCGCGATCTCGGTCAGCTCAGAGCGAAGCTGGGCGATCTGCTCGGTTGCCTCGTCGATCATCTGGAGCTTTGCCTTGATCTCGCCGCGGCGAAGGATGCAGCACGACACAATGTCGTTTGCGGGTGCAAGCCTCCTCTGGATGCTCTGCCATGCGCCGTAGGGCACTGGCTTGATGCGCTCCCGGATGGAATGCGCCTCCAGGCGGGCCGCTGCGCCCTGGCTGTTCAGTTCCTCGATCTCACGGTCGAGCCGGTCGATCTGAGGCTTCAGGGCCTCCATTTTGGCCGCTGCTGCTTCGCAAGCTGCCAACCGGTCTGCCATCCGCTCGTTGTCCTCGATCTGCTTCTGTGCCGCGTTGTACCGCTCGACCACATCCCGCATGGACTTTATCTGGCCGTTGAGCTCGGCTGCTTTCTGGAGCGCAGCGGCCTCCCGATCGGTGGCCGCCTGGATGTCGGCCTCGACCTTCTGGAGCGATGCTTCCGCAGCCGCAAGCCGCGGAGCAAGATCGGCGAGGAGCCGCAGCGTTTCTTCTTCGGCGGCCAGGTGCAGCAGCTCGGTTGCCGGGTCGCCCAGGGCCTCGTCCGCTGTCTTGGCGTCGTTGTACGCTTTCAGTAGCTTCTCATACTGGGCCTTGCGGTCTGCCTTGGTCTGCGCCAACTCCTGCTCCAGAGCGGGAATAGACCGCTTCGCGTTGGTGGCGGAGATCAAGAACTTACACGTTGCGGTGTCCGGGTTCGGGCAGCCGCTCCCCTCCAGGCGGGCAGCCTCTTTGCGCAGGGCTTCCAGGTTGCTTTCCATGCCGCGGATAGCCACCCGGCTTTCTGCCAGGTGCGCGTCAACCGCAGCCTTCGCGTCGTGGGCGGCCTGCGCGGTCTTTTTCTGCTCCAGCACGCGGGCCTGGACTTCCTTCTTCCGGGATGCCAGGGATTCAAGGCTGGCTTGCGCCGCCTCGATCTCAGCCTTTCTCTTGACCGTTCCTTCGTACTCGCACCGGTAGGCCGTGAGCTCGCCGATGGCGTCGTGGGCAGCCTGCGCGTCGCTCTGCGCAGTCTTCATGTCGTGGAGGATAGCCGTCAGCTCATTCATTTTCGGGGTGAGCTCCTGGAGCTCAGAACG